AACGAGCCCGCAAACAACGACGATTGTCATTGCAATGCAAAAACCGTTCTTTGTATTTGATTCTGCCGAAGAGCAATGTGACGCCCCGCTTGAATACATGAATGCAATAATCTATGGCTTGGCCTCTGATTTATGCGTTGAATATGGAATTGGTGGAGATCAATATACAAAAATCATGAACGGATTTAATCAGCATTTGATGGATGCTTTGAATTTCGACCGCGAACCTGTTTCTATTTATGCACAGCCCAATCTTGATCCATTTGGTTTTGCTGGGGGCGTTCAAGGTGGAAATTAAGCTTGCTATTCAGTCTTATCAAGCTCGTGCGCAACAGGCATCAAGCCAACGGTGCGTAAATCTATACGTAGAAAAGAACCCAGATGGCGCAAAAGGAAATTTTACTTTATACGGAACTCCAGGTCTGTCTGTTTATAGAACCCTCCCAGCTGGAAATGTGAATAATATGATTGACATTGATGGCGTGATATATGCCGTTGGTGAGGATTGGCTCTATAAAATAGACGGCGCAACAATAACAAATCTAGGATATTTAAATCCAACGGTCGGACGTGTGTCAATGAGTCGGAACAATGAATATTTGGTTATTATAAAAGACAATGGCGAAGGCTGGACTTATAACACTCAAACAAGTGTTTTTTCTCAAATAACAGACCCTGCTTTCCCAATCTCGACAAATTCAGTTTTTCTCGCCCAATACACTATTGTTGGCAGAGCCGGCACAGGGCAATTTTGGTGGTCAGACATTGCAAATCCAACTGTTTGGAACGGATTAAGCTTTGCAACCGCCGAAGGTTCGCCAGACAACTTAGTTGCCGTTGCCACCGTTAACAGTGAGCTTTGGCTATTTGGCGAAAGAACAACGGAAATCTGGGCAAACACGGGAAACTTTGACCTTCCTTTTCAGCGCATTGGATCGGCTTTTATGGAGCAAGGGCTTGCAGCAAAACATTCTGTTGCGAACCGAAATAATCATTTGTATTGGCTTTCGGATGATCGAATCGTTTTCACAAACCAAGGGTATTCAGCAAGAAAGCTTTCTACATTTGCAATGGAAAACGAATGGCAGTCTTATGATGACGTAAGTGATGCGATAGGATTCACCTATCAACAAGAGGGACATTATTTTTATTGTTTGACCTTTCCTACGCAAAAGAAAACGTGGGTATATGATTTAGCGACTGACTTGTGGCACGAGCGCGAGTCTATGGATTCAAGGTGGGTCGCAAACAACATTGTTGAGATGAGAAATGCCGTTTACTGTGGGGATTATAAAACTGGAAATATCTATAAAGTGGATTTAAATGTTTACTCTGAGGCTGGAGATCTTATTAAGCGATCCAATACATTTGCCCCAATGTTTAACGAAGGCAAAAGGCTCCTATTTTCAAAACTACTTATAGACATTCAAGCGGGTCAAGGGCTAGAAGATAATTTAGACCCTCAGGTTATTTTGGATTGGTCTGATGATGGGGGGATGACTTTTGGAAACGAATTAAAATCCTCTATTGGAAAGGTTGGGGAATATCTGACGCGGGCTGTATTTTTTAGGCTCGGGCAGTCGAGGCAGCGTGTTTTTAGGATTAAATTTTATGACCCAATAAAAATTGGTGTTATTGGCGGTTATGCGGAGGTTGTCTCAGAATGATTCCAAGCACAAGAGAGCATTTGGTTGACGAGAAAGACAGAATAACGCCCGCGTGGAACAATTTCTTTAACAACATTTGGGCTCAAATGAACTCAAACTCTTCTTTTACGATTCCAAACTATTTAAGGCACACAGGGTCTAGGGTTGGATTTTATAACGTTGAACCTGTGATTCGTGCATCGGCAATCACGGAACCTGTTGGCGGCTCTTCAATAGACACAGAGGCAAGGGTTGCGATAAACGAAATCATAACGGCTCTTAAAAACATAGGAATCACTTCATGATTGCGGACAGTAAGAATTTTGATATAGTAAATCAAATTCATAAAGATCCAAGGATTGAAAAGTTTGTTTTTGAAGATGGATATAAAGACTTGACAGAAGTTCTTAATAATGATAAAAATTGTCTGTTCGAGTATGAAGACGGCTATGTTTTAGCAAGTCAAACAGAGTATGGGGAATGGGACTGTCATGTTGCATTTTCAAGATCTGGTCGAGAAAAATCAAAAAACAGAGTTTTAGAATGTATAAATTACATGTTTACGGCGAAGCCTTGCATGTATTTGGTGTGTAGAATCCCAGTAAGGTATTTTCACACAAAGAGATTAGCGAGAGAGACTGGATTTAAGCAGACGGATTTGCTTTTAGATGGATATCTTGGAAAGAACGAAATTTGGTTATTAAGTTATAAGGATTGGAAATGGCAGCAGCAGCAGCAGGTTCATTAGTTCAGGGCGTAACAGGAGCCGTTGGCGGTTTCATGGGGGCAAAAGAGCAGGGCAAGGGAGCCCAGCAAGCTCGTGGTATCTATGAGGCGCAAGCTGGCAAATATGACCCATATGTTAAGGCGGGAACAGATGCTTTATCATCATATCAAGCCGCGTTGACGGGTCGTCCGAACGAATCGTTCCAGCAGTGGATGAACTCACCGATGGTTCAATGGCAATTACAACAGGCACAACAAGGAACGCAGGGAACTGCGGCCGCAAGAGGATCTCTTATGAGCGGGGCTACTTTGAAAGCACTTCAAGGACAAGCACAAGGAATTCAGGGACAGGCTTATGGAAATTACTTAAATGCACTCCAGGGGTTGGCAAGTCAAGGATTAAGTGCAACAGGCGGACAAACTGCCGCAGCTAGCGGACAAGCTAATTCAACGCAGGATGTGTATAATGCGCGCGCTCTAAGATGGACAATGCCAGCACAGGCAATTAGTGGGGCGGCTGGGCAGTATTCAATGGGACAGGGATTTGCTGGAGGTAACGCATGATAGATCCGTGGCAAAAATCTCCTTTTGAACAAAACGCTGTTTCAAGTTATATTGCTGGTAAACAAGCCAAGATACTACAACAACATGGCATGCAAGAAAATCAAACTCGCGATCTTGAAATTGGATCTCGTCTGGCACAAAGCGTCATGAGCGTCCCTGACTCTCAGAAGGCGTCCGCTTACAAGAGCGCAATTGAATACGCAAAGACACAGGGATTAAGCGTCGCAGGATTGCCAACAGAATATAATAAAGACATTGTTGACCCTTCTCTTAAAAGCATGATTGGCCTTGGAAAGTCTGCACAGGCGACTCTTCTAGAGCAGGAGGCGGAAAAGGAGAGGGTATTCAAGGCTCAAGAAAACAAAAAGAATAACGCTGTTGATTGGGCGAGACTTGCTTGGGAAAAAGAAAAAGCAAAGGCAATGGAAGGGAAATCGGATCCTGATACTGCCATGAAGCTTATGAAAGAATGGAATTCAGATCCAAACGTAAAGACTTTTTCAACAACACGTGATTCCTATAATAAGATTAAAACAATCGCCACCTCAAAACCAAGTGCGGCAGGTGACCTGTCTATGATTTTTGCTTACATGAAAACCCTTGATCCTGGATCTGTCGTTCGTGAGGGTGAATTTGCAACCGCGCAAAACACAACTGGAGTTTCTGGAAAAGTCATAAATCAATATAACAAGATTTTGTCTGGTGAGAGACTTTCTCCGGAACAAAGAAAAGATTTCTTTAATCAGGCATCTGGAATTTACAAATCACAAAAACAGGGATACGATAAAGCAAAATCAGAGTATTCAAGGATTGCTGGGAAATATGGCGTTGACCCTTCTATGGTTATTTTAGAACAAGACTACGGAACCGAAGAAGATAAACAAAAGGCAACCGCACAAGCGCAAAGAGCCTTGCAATCTGGCGCAGATCCAGCGCAGGTAAACGCAAAATTGCAACAAATGGGAGTTCCGCCAATTGAAATAGCGAAACCTCAATATAATCCACAGGATATTGATGCGGAATTGAAGCGTAGGGGAGCGTTATAATGGACTTGTCGAAACTTTCAACAGAAGAACTTTTGGCAATGAGAAATCAGGCTCCGGCACCAGAGAAAAGCGAGCAACCTGAACAAAACAGTCTGTCCTCTATGTCAACAGAGGATTTAATG